GCCCAGGCCGAAGCGCAGTCCATGATACAAAACAGCGACCAAACCAACTCGCCTAACACTTACGGCGGCACTAGCGGTTTGCGTGGTCTAGATCAGTATCCTGGCGCAAATGCTACCTATACCGGCGGCACTACCAGCGCAGCGGCTTACGGCACCAGCGGTACGGGCAGTGCTACCGGCTTGCACAGCATTGCTACCTACGATCAATTGACTAGCAACGTCAATACTGTTGGCGCAAATGCAATAACGTACAAAGACGTTATTAATCTTTGCTACGCATTGCCACAGCAATATTGGACGACAAGTGCTTGTTTCATGGTCAACCCTGTGTTGGCTCAAGCCATTCGTGGCCTGCAAGACACCAATGGACGCCCAATTTTTAACAGCATGGAATCGCTGAATCCAGACGGCATCATTGGGCAACTGTTGGGCTTTAATGTCGTGATGAACAAATATCTCGACAACCCAAGCCAAGCAACCACCGGCAGCGCAGGCACCACATCGTTTTATCCGATGTACTTTGGCAATTGGCAGCTTGGACACAGCATCATTGATCGGATGGATATGGTGATGCGCCGCTACGATCAGACGCTGCCAGGCTCAATTACGTTTTATGGCGAAAAACGGCTGGCAACCAGCATCCGTGATCCGAACGCCATTATTCGTTATCGCTCTACCGGCACAGCGACTTAAGTTGCCATTAGCAGGGGGAGGTTGGACTTCCCCTGCCTTTTTTAACCATTCGGGAAAATCAAATGATTACAGAACGCATTTTGTCGGGCATCAAGAAAACTTTGCACGAAGGCCATGCAGTCAAAATTGATTTAACCGAAGCCTCAGCCCTCACTGGTTCTGGAAACGGAATCGGTGGGCGCACATTCTTTGATAACGCCTTTGCTGCGCTGCGATTTGCAAATCCAATCCGAGAATTGTCCAGGGTAATTCCTGCGGCTGGTTCTAGTGTGCAATTTGTCGCAAAGACAGGTAACGCTGCAAACTCGACAAACCCTTGGCTTTACGCTGCCACCCCTGACACTGGCTCACCTAACACTGCTACCAGCATTTGGCAATTGCCAACCCGAGTAGTCAGCGCCAGCTTGCCCGTGCGTACGGCAGTGATGTCAGACATTAACTATTTAAATGAAACGCTTGTTGAAGACATGATGCTGGAATTTGCACAGCTTGAAGGTGCAAGCATGGTGCTTAATAACGATCAAACCGGCTCTAGCACGACAAGCACAGGCAGCACCAATGGACTGCGTGGGCTAAATTACTACACGACTAGCAGCAGCGCAGCCGCTTACGGATCATCTGGCACTGCCATTACAGACGGCATCCACACCTTGTTGACGGTATCGCAAAACGGCGCAGCACTCGTATACGATGATTTAGTTAATCTGGCAAAAAGTTTCCCGGCACAATATTGGAATCTGCCCGGTTGCGCTTGGATGATGCACCCAAATACGATTCACGATTTGCGTCAGCTTAAAGCGGCAAGCAGCGGTAACGCTAGCCGTTTGTTGGCAGAAACTGGTGATGATGATGGCGGTGCAGTAGCTAATATTTTTGGCTGGCCTGTAATCGCAAACCCAAATATGGAAACCGTTGCGGCTGGCAAATTTACAATGTATCTTGCCAATTGGCCTCGGTTTGTAACCATTGCAGATGTTGAGGAAATGACTGTACAAGCAATGGAGCAAAGCGCACCGGGGTTTATTACGCTGTACGCAGAACGCCGAATGGTGTCTACTGTCCGTGATCCGTTTGCCGGTGTCCGTTTGGTTGGAGTTTAAAAATGTCCAGCGAAATCCTTGGCGCACAAGGTGGGGCAACTCGAAACCCGTTTAATTATGCAAAAATTGAGCAATTAAACCGGGATGTAGTAACGCCCTGGCTCACGCTGGAAGAAATAACCCAGCAGCTAAATTTGTTTGACGACGAAAGCCAAGACGCCTATTTGAGCAGCTTAGAACTAGCGACTAGGTTTGCAATTGAAGACTATTTGGGAATGTCCATATTTGCAATGACGTATCGAGTTTGGTACGGCGCAGAAGGAACCATTACCGCACCTATGGCGCTAGATTTGCCAGCAGTCAGCCAGAATCAGTATCCTACTCAAGCAGGATTAACCATTAACTCAGTCGGCTACTACAACAACAGCGCACCGCCTACTCTTACCCTGCTAACAGCATCAACCTACTACTACGATGCCAGCGGCAACCGGGTTATCCTGACTAGCCTGCCCACGATCACAAGCGACATGGCAAACCCAATTGTCGTGAACTACACCACCGCAGCCAACCCGCTACAGACGTATCCAGCCATTAAACAGGCTGGCCTGCTGCTGCTTACGCACCTGTACAACCAGCGCAGCAACAGCACCGAGGCATCACTCAAAAATATCCCATTTGGCGTAGATACTTTGCTGCGCCCGTACAAAGAATTGGTAATGTAATGGCGATTGCACGTTTTGAAAACATTGCAATCAATAATCTAACCTTCAGCCTAACGGCTTTTGGTGAACAAACCACGACTACGACAAAATGGTTTGACACCCGAGCCACAGTGTCGGCTGTTAGCAACAATTTAAAAATCTCGGAAAAATATCGGCTGTACGACAACCTAGTGCGGTTTCGTTTGAACTATACGCCGCATATGCAAACAATAGCCAACGCCCAGCATCTGTTTAGCATCACGTACAGGACGCAAGATTGGCGCATTAATGATGTGCAAGAATCAGATGATCACATGAGCGTGTTTATTATGTGCTACCGCAATGATCCGGTAACTGCGACATGACGACACAGCAAAATCCCGTCACGTATGCCAGGGCCATCCAAGCGGCATTGACTACCATTGTCACGCCTGTGCCTGTCTATGCTACGTTTAACCGCAACTTTGCTACCGAGCCAAAATTTGTAACTTGGATGCTGCGAAACATCCACCAGCCCGTTTACACCGGCAGCGTGCAATCAGTCAAAGGCATTGATACGCCAGTATTTCAAATCAGTATTTTTACCCAAGTAATCGAAGACGGTTTCACAATCAGCAATCAGATACTACAATCGCTCCACGGCTACAGCGGATTGTTTGGCGGTGCGACTTACGGCATACAGATCAGCAAGGCCGATGTGCAATGGCTTTACAACACCTACGACAATGATGAGAAACTCGGACAAGTAATCTTAGACTGCACACTAGATATACCAACCTGATAAGACAATAAATTTTTTACCAACCTCACAAAGGAACTTATCATGGCTCTCCCAACAAAAGTGTTACCCGGCTTTACCGCCACGATGTACGCTCAACCTAGCGCAACGCCAACGCCTATTACTACTGCGAATTTGAGCGTTTTAGGCAGCATTTCGCCACTGGCAATCAGCGGCAACTTGGTGCCTGTTGAAGCAATCCCGGCATTTGGACAAGACGATGCTGTAGCATCATTTGCTGTGGCAGGCTCCCGTCAATCCGACAAAATCCCGGTTCAATCAGCGCCGACAAGCATGAGCATTACAGCAGCTTGGAACCCAAGCGATACTGTTCTGTTGTTGCTGCGTGCAGATGCTTATAACGGGACTATAGATCGCACCTACGTAATTGCCGCAACTGATGGAACCAATACCATCTATTACGCTTTCAACGGCAGGGTTAGCCAGTGGACAATTGACAGCGCACCCGGTGCCGAGGCGAAAGTCAATTTCACAATCCAGCCCCGTGGCAATCAATACGGCTGGAGCAACACGGTATGACAGCAATAGATGCGGTGCTGGCAGAAATGACTGCCAGTTACGGCGACCTGGCTGCGCTTGCACGGCAGCAGGTAGTTAGCGCCGAGGATATTGCCGAGGCGCTGGCAGAGGCAGACACAGATTCAGCGGAATATGTTTGCCTCAAACTCTTGGAAAAAAATGTCCGACAAGATACAGAACACGAATGATCTGCTGAATTTTTTGGTAACTCAAGCCGAATCCCGCAAGGATTGGTTTGGGTTTACCCAACAAAAGATGACAGGCATCCAACTGGTGCATCAGATTGCTGCCAACCATGCCGACACAATGACGCCAGAGCAAATCGTGAAATTTGTCGTAGAACTTAACAATTTAATGTACAAAGATATTATCCGAGGATGACATGAGCGTCAGCATAAAACTTGAAGGAATCGGCAATGTTTATGCTGCTTTTGAAAGTTTATCGCAACAAGTTGGCGACAAAAATGCTAGGAGCAAAATCCTAATTCCGGCAGTGCGGGAAGCAATGAAGACAGTTTTACAAGCTGCAAAAACTTTAGCGCCTAAAGACACAACGCAATTGGCAAACACTCTAACATTGTCAGCAAGGCGTCCAACCAACAAAGACAGGAGATCAAAATACATAACGCAATCAGATACGGTTATAGCAATCGTGACTACAAAAGCGTTTCCCAAAAAGAAAAGACAGGAATTTTATGAAGAAAATGAAGCATTATGGAAAACAGATCAAAAAGCCTACGCAAAGAAATTTAGGAAGTTTTCAAAATCTATAAATTTTCCGTATGATGCACGAGCCATTGCACAGGAATTTGGTTCTGCTAGAAATGCAGCCCAGCCATTTATGAGGCCAGCGTTAGAATCGCAAGCGCAAGCCACAGTAACCAAACTTGGAGAAATATTAGCAAGAAGAATGAGAGAGGCCACTGTGCAATATGTTGGTGGACAACCTAGAATTATTTAATACAGGAAATCGTAAACATGACAAGACTATCCAGCGCACTGGGAACAGGCGCAGAATTCCGCATCAAAAAGTTTGAACTTGGGGGCCACGCCTTCCGAGTGCGAGTGCCATTGGTGAGCGAAAGCGATGCTTTGCACAGCCGCATCATCAAACCAGACAGCGCAGCAATTGACAAAATTTACGCTGACTTGACAAAATCCCTAGACGAATTTAAGACGCTAAAAAACGAAGAATTGGTTTTTACAGAAACCGATGTTGTCGTATCTGGGCGCTCAATGCGGGAGGCCGCTACAAACAAGGCAATGATGGAAGCACGCATCACCGAGATGATTCGCCTGCTCCAACCAGAAAACCCAGCCAACACACTGGACGACATTACCTACGCTGAGATTGAACTGGAATGGCCTTTGAGCGTCCAGTTGGCCTTGGTAGAAAAGATCAATGAAGTTATCAGCCCAGGCTACAAGGAGAACCGGGGAAACTAATTGGCTCGTTGAGAGAACAAGTCGCAGCGGCGATGGTCTTCAACGGGCATACACCAGAATCAATTGCTGCCCTTGATCAAATTACCATGCTACAAATCCAAACAATGTACGCTGATGGAGTAATTGGCAATCATGGCCTGCTGGCGCAGCTTGCGGTATTGACAACCGGCGTATTTAACTACATTCGTCCACCTCACGCAGCCCCGTACAGGCTTGCAGGCACGCTCGGCGCAGTGCATGACTACCTTTACCCTCCAGCCAGCCAGGAACAGCTTGCAGCGCAGGCCAATGACAGCCTGTTAGCGTTTATGGTGCAGGCACCAGGCTTTAGCAAAGGAAGATTTAATCATGGCTAACATTGCTCGGCTCGGTGTAGCCCTTGGCCTAAACAGCGCCGAATTTGTCACGGGCATTGACGCTGCGTCCAGAAAATTAGATAACTTTGGAGCAGCAGCCATTGGCGTGGCTAAAAATGCAGTGGCAGTGTTAGCTGCTGCCTTTGTTGCGGCGACTTTTAAAGCGATTACCTATGCTGATG